GTTCTCCGAACAGGTTATGAAGAATAATGACCAACCAATTACTATTGGTCGGCTACAGCTTCGCAACTGGAACATTGTATATAACGATAGTGGCTTCTTCCGAGCTAAAGTTACGCCTCTTAGACGTTCTACAAACACAACCACATTCACAGGACGTAACCTTGGTAGCATCAACAATCTAATTGGTACAGTATCCATTGATAGTGGGACATTCACGTTTCCCATTTTATCTAACTCATCCAACGTAGATATTGAGCTTGAAAACGATAGCTTCTTACCATCGACTTTTCAGTCGGCTGAGTGGGAAGGTTTTTACCACGAGCGTTCCAGAAGGATATAAACGCATGGCTTACTACCGCCCGTCAAAGTTCGGGGACTGTAAGGTACTTGCGCCAAACCTCAGAGATTCAGACAAAAGAGAAGTGTGGGCTTCACACGGATTAGAGCCGCTAAAAGCCTTACAGTTCTCTTTTTTACTGTCTGAGGAGTGCAACACCATCATAAGTGATAAACAGGACATTATAGGTATGTTCGGTGTTAACAACATGGGAAACATAGGTGTTCCATGGATGCTGGCAAGCGATGGTCTATACGAGCCAAGTACAGCCCGTAAGTTCATCAAGGAAAGCAAAGAATGGGTGAACAACACGCAAGGCAAATATTCTGTCCTTGTTAATTATGTTGCCAAGGATAACCACAAAACTCTCAAGTGGCTAAAATTCCTTGGGTTTACCTTTATAAACCTCCACAAAAAATATGGGGTAAACCCACAACCATTTTACGAATTTATAAGAATTAGGAGTTAGCCAAATGTGTTTTGTAACGATTGGTACAGCTCTGGGTGCATCTTCGGCTACCGCCGCCACTGTTGGAATGACTGCTGTAAGCACAGCTATTTCTGCTTCTACGGCTTTGATGCAAGCCCAGCAAGCCAGTGCTACGGCAAAAGCCCAAACTGCAAAATTTAACCAGAATAAGCTCCTTGCCCAGCGGTCAATGCTTGAGCAAGCCAGACAGCTTTCCTTACGCGAAGAACAAGAGAGAGCCGCCGCGATGGACAAGAAGTTCCAGAGCAACATAGAGGCCGCAAAATTAAAAGGTAGGCAATTAGCCTCCGCTGGTGAAGCGGGTGTTGCGGGTATGTCGATTGCTGGCTTGCTATCAGATATTGAACGTACACGATTAAACAACGAGGGAACTATTAACAGAAACTTCGACTCAATTCTTCAGCAAGGCAAGGTAGACCGTGAGGGTCTTCTGTCGCAAGCAGAGGGACGCATAGCCAGCGTACAGCAAGGCACACGCCCAAGCCTATTAGCAAGTGGACTACAGATTGGTGGCGTTGCGCTTGATGGTTATAGGCAACTCAGCAAGGACAAAAAACCTGTCTACAGCTACAACTTAAAAGAAGATTAAAGAGAGATACAAATGGCACCAAGACGAGTTAAAGTGGATACTTCAAGACTGCGGTCTTTGGGTGGTGTACAGAACGTGGTTGCACGGCCTGTAGACTCCTATGTACGGCCTTCGGCTCCTACAGAAGATGTTCGCTCTAAACAAATACTCAATGCGTTGAGTAACTTTAGTCCAGCAGTAAACAGATTCATTGATGAAAAAAAAGATGAAATAAAGGGTGAGCAATCAGCCCAAGGTGAAAAAACCTTTTACAACGCTACCCCAGAGGAGCGTCAGACTTTCTTAAAGAAAATTAAAAGTGGTGAGATAGATGAAACCCAATCACCCTTTTGGGTGGAGGGCTATGCTCGTTCGTTACTTCGTAACCACGCAAAAGACTTTGGTGACCAGCTTATTGTTGGTTGGGACACAGAGAAGGACACGGATAATTTCGACTTCAATACGTGGGCTAACAAAACACGCCAAGAGTATGCAGAAAAGAATGGATTAGACGGGTTTCGGTCTGATATTTTTAACGAAGAATTTAACGAAGTAACACAGCGGTTTGAAGCTCAAGTACAACAGCGAAACTTTGAGCATCAACTGAAGAAAGCAAGGGATAGCCGCAATGACCTTCTTATTGGTGAGCTAACAACTGACCTTGAAACAATGGATGATATGTTTGACCAACAAAGTAAGAACATATCTTCACAGGTAACCGCATCAATCAATGCTCGTATTCAAACTGCTATTGACCAAGGTGGTGACGCAAAGACCGTACTTGATACAGCAGTTAATTTCCTTGAGGGTGAGGCCAGAGAACAAGCCGCCAAGGGTGGTAATTGGGAACAAGTTTTAGAGACATTAGCTGGACTCAAGAACAAGAGTTCTGTCTACGGTGTGTCCAACAAAGCTGGTATCGAAACACTACGCTCAACGCTTGAGGGTATTGAAGATAAGGCAGAAACCGAAGCGTTTGAACAAGAGCTAAAAGAAGACCAAAGAGATGCTCTTAAGTTGCGTAAAGAACTTATAGAGGGCTTACAGAAAAACAAATATAACAGCGATTGGTGGAACAGCGAAGAAACCATAAAACAGAGAAACAGACTTGCTGTACTCAGCCAATCTGAGAGTGCTTATGTTGATGGTGAGTTTCAGGATAGAGGACAGATTAAGCAAGTTAGTGACCAGACAACCTTTGAATCAATCTATCAAGGCATTTCTGATGGTAACGATATGGAAGCCCAGATTGACCTAGCTGTTAAAGAAAAGAATTTATCTGTTAACGATGCGGCAACACTGGAAAACCTAAACAACCAGACATACTCAAGGTTTAAGGAAGAGTATGGCATCACAGGCATTGAGACAGCCTTGGAAGGGGCTATCAAGCAGACAACCACGTTAGACGGTTTGTTTGGAAATGATGCTAATAGAAACCTTTTAGCCAACAACGCCAAGCGTGACCTGACCTACTTTATAAGGGATATTATCCCACAAGTAGAAAAAGGTAGCCTAACTCGTGATGCGGCTATGGCAAAGATTGATAAAGAGGCTCAACGTCTTCAGAAGTTCTATAGGGACAAAGCTGAAGAACAGAACAGAGCCGTACTGCTAGAAAACATTCCACCAGCCGATGATACAACACTCTCAAACTGGAATCAGGGTAAGTCTCCTTGGCAAAGCCCTTCTGGTACTGGCTGGGATAAGCCTATGTCAACCTATGCGGCTATGGCTAACACAGCCTTCAAAGTGTTGGAAAATCCAAATCAATCAGGAAACTGGCTAACCACAACAGACCTTGGAATGCTTCTAGCCCCTCTGGTCGCTGGGGGTGTTGACCCTGACGTTGCTATTAGGCGGTTTGTTGAAGAGTTTGTCGCTGAACAGGAGAGACTTAGAGCCAGTGCAGTAGTGCAAAAAAATGAAGGTAGCTCAATAGGCTCAAATGACATAGACCCAATGGATGGCGGAGCATAAGCATGAAACAACAAGAAATTATTCAACTACGTGACCGTCTAAATCAGTCTGTTGCCCAAGACCTAGCTTGGTATGAGGTTGGCGGTGATATGGCAAAGGGTGTCTTTGCTGGCGGTGTAGATGCCGCAGAGGAAACCTACCAGTTTACCCGTTGGGCGGCTGACAGTCTTGTAGAAGGTGCTGGGTATGTTCTTGGACAAGAGTGGGAAGGGTTTGATGATGAAACAGAAAGACTGTTCTTTGAACCCCCTCGCCCAGTTACTATGGCGGGTCAAATTACTGAGGATATCTCTCAGTTTGGTTTTGGTTTAGTTGGGGCTGGTAAATTAAAGATTGGCCAAAAACTTTTTGCAGGGTCAATTAAGGGTGCTACGAAAGCTGTTTCTAAAAAAATAGGTAAACCAAAAGAAGTCAAAGAGGGCGGAAAGCTAGATAAAATCTCAGCATCTGCTGGCAACTCAGCGGCTTCATCAATGATTGCTCACAACCCTTATGAAGAGAGGTTGTCAGATATTGTCCAGAAAGTTCCTGCACTACAAAACCCTGTTACGGAGTTTTTACAGTCAGATGAAGATGATACTCAGGCTGAACGCCGATTAAAGATGGCGGCAGAAGACCTAATGCTAACTGGTCCACTTGAGGGTCTTTTTGCTATTGCCCGTGGTGTCAAGAGGGTACGTAAGGGTGCAGACTCTGTAGCTACAGAAAAAGAAGTTACCGAAGAGTTAACCACGGTTAACGCAAAGGAAACAAAGAAGCGTGTAGCCAAAAGTAATGAACACAAAAAGAGGGTCAAGGCGGCAGATAAGGAGCAAAAGGCTCTTGAGGAAGCTGGTGATGACATCTCAAAGGTAGACCTTACAAACACCATCGAAGTTATGGCTGACGATTTGGATAGAGCATCATTCAAGGCTGGTAGGTCACGCCAAGATGTTCTCCTACGGGACAATAAAGGAACACTTGTACAAAAAGCAAAAGCACTAGGGCTTCCTATGTCTGACAAGACAACCAAGAAGCAACTTGCAGAAGCTATTGATGACAAGCTGTCCATGCCACGGTTCATTACTAGCAGTGGTACAACAGTTAAAAAGCTACCTGAAGAGGTTTCAGTAACACCATCTAAAACAGGCGTACAGAAGCCAAAACAACCAAAGTTATCTAACGCGGCACAGGTAAAGGCGTTAGTAGCTGGCGTTAAAGAGCCAAAGGATATCACTGAGGTATTTAGCGAAGCTAAAAATGTAAAGTTCTTTAATCGTACTAAAGAAGGTGATGTTCTTACTACTGACTATGTTGATGATGTCGCTTCAGTGCTTCAAGAAACCATGAACGCGGCAAAACCTATGCTTGATAGAGTCCGTGGCAAACAGGGCGTACAAGATGTTTTTGAAGAGGCCGCAGTACGTGCATCTGAAATGACTGGGCTTACACCTAAAGAAATTATGAGTGTAGGATTCAGACATGCTAAATCTATTGAGGAAGCAACTTTTGCTGTACACGCGATTGAGTCTATGTTGAAGGAATCAGGTGAGCGTATGTATCGCTTGTTTGAAAACCCAAAGTATGACGCAGACCCTAACATCCAAATCAAAGCACAATCTGAACTAGAAAACTTTAACCAGTTACTTGCTGGTGTTCAAGGCATCGAAACTGGTATGGGTCGTGCGCTACGTATGCGCCAAGAAAAAATCTTTGACCTAAAGGCTCTTGATGAATCTGTTAAGAGTATGGGTGGTAAAGAGACACTAGAACAGTTCCGAACAGTCTTACGTGGCACTGGTGGTGACTTATCAAAGATTAGCAGAGCGGCGGCTAACATTAAAGGTCGCGGTGCGGTCTTCAAAGGTACGGCTATAACGGGTGAATTATTCCGTTCAATGATTCTGTTCAATATAAAAACACACGTAACGAATACCCTATCGGGCTTCACGGAAACCGTTTTGGTTCCTATGGAGAGATATGCTGGTTCTTACCTCATGCAACCCTTTATCGGTGGTAAAGCCGCCCGTGAGATACGGGATGATGTTACATACCATTTAATGGGTTTGAGTTCTACTTTCAAAGACTCTATTGAGATGTCAAAAGCATCTCTCAAGGCAGAGAGAAACTACCTTGACCCAGCAAACACAAAGCTGGACGGAAACGAAGTACAGAACAAAATAAACTCTTCGTTTGTTGGTATTAAGTCCGATACGTTGCTTGGTCGAAATCTGGACACTATCGGTAAGATTACTCGTGGTTCACTCCGCGCACTTGGAGCAGAAGACGAGTTCTTCAAACAGATTAACTATCGCTCAAGAGTATTTGCCGATGGTATGCAAGAAGCAAAACTGAAGTTTCCTAATGACCCAAAGGCCGCACAAAAGTATGCACTCAAGCGAGTATCAGATTCACTTGATGGTACAGGGCGTGGTACTGATATGGAAGCCCTACAGTATTCTCGTGAGATTACGTTTACTGAAGACCTACTGGATGGCTCAAAGGCTTTGAAGCTACAACAGTTTGTCCAACAGCACCCTTCGTTTCAAATCTTTTTACCGTTTATCCGTACACCAACAAACTTGATTGTTCGTGCGGCACAGAGAACCCCATTGGTAAACTTTGCATCAAAGCGATATCGGGATACTCTGAAGAACGGCACACCCGCTGAAAAAGCACAGATGATAGGACGTACCACTCTTGGTACTACATTCCTTGGTGGTGCGCTTATCTATGCGATGGAAGGAAAGATTACAGGCGCAGGACCAGCCCTACCAGACCAGAACAGGCTTTGGAGAAACGCTGGTAATCAACCGTACAGTATCCGAATAGGTGATGAATGGGTTTCATATAACCGCTTTGACCCTCTTTTTATGCCTGTTGGTTTGATGGCTAACGTGTTTGACATTAATAAACACATGGCGGGTTCTGAAGTAGAAGATGTATTTTCTACCGCTGTCTTTGCGCTTTCCACCACACTTCAGGATAAGGCTTACCTTCAAGGTATCTCTAATCTGTTCTCAGCGTTACAAACAGATGACCCTAATCAAATATTCAAGGTCACAAACATCACTGATGGTATTCTTACCAGCTTTCTGCCAGCCGCTCCTCTGCAAGTTGTAGAAGGTATACAGGCTATGGGTGATGATAATTACCCAGAGCTACGGGAAGCTGTTGGACTTGCTGATAAGTTCCAACGCCGTATCCCAATGATGGTTGATAATCTACCTAAGAAGTATAACTGGCTAACTGGCGAATCAATCAGAAACCCTGATGCGTTCTCTACTGGCTTCCCTATCGTTCCTGACAAGACTACAGAGTTTGTTGGGGCTGAACTGATGGCATTAAACTATCCGTTCAAAGGGCCAGCGCGGCGCATCAATAAGATTGAGCTAACCAGCGAACAGTTGTCTGATTATAACCAGTTTATGGGGACTACTCGTATTGGCGGACTTACACTAATGCAAGCGTTACAGAAGATTATGAAAAGCCCTCAGTATCGCGCTGGTGATGAAAACAGGGTCTACGATGGTGAGTTCCAGACAAATGAAATCAAAGCAATCAGTAAAATCATGTCCACCTACAAAAGAGCGGCACGACAACAGTTGTTTGCTAAATATCCAGATTTCTACATGGAGTATCGCAACAGGAAAATAAACCAGAAGGCTGGGACACGCCTACTAGAAACCAATAGGTAAGAAACATCATGCCAATTTCAAGAAAAGAAATCATATCGAATGGGCAAGCTAGTCAGGCGTTAACCTTTAACTTTGACTATTTATCCCAATCCGATATCGCTGTGTATGTCGATGGGGTGCAGAAGACACTGGGGGTAGACTTTACGTTTACCAATGCTAGTGAGATAGACTTTGCATCCCATCCAAATAGCGGTGCAGTTATCCGCATGGAAAGACAAACACCAAACATAACACGTAATGTAGACTTTCAGGACGGTGCGGTACTCTCTGAAGATGATTTAGATAACTCTGCAAAGCAGAACTTCTTTATCGCACAGGAAGCTATTGACACTGCAAGCGAGTCTGTAACAGTTGATGTTGACGGTAAGTGGGATGCACAAAACAAAGTTATTAAGAATGTTGCAGACCCCGTAAGCGCACAAGACGTTGCCTCAAAGAACTACGTTGATACAGCGGGTACTTCGCAAGTAGCGGCGGCAACAGGACAGGCTACTGCCAGTGCCAATAGTGCTACTGCCAGTGCCAACAGTGCTACTGCTAGTGCTAACAGTGCTAATGCCAGTGCTAACTCAGCATCAGCGGCTTCTGCATCAGAGACAAATGCCGCTTCATCAGCCTCTACATCCACTACTGAGGCTACCAATAGTTCTAACTCAGCAACAGCTAGTGCCAATAGTGCTACCAATAGTTCTAACTCAGCAACAGCTAGTGCCAATAGTGCTACTGCTAGTGCTAATAGTGCTACTGCTAGTGCCAATAGTGCTAATAACGCCGCTACATCAGAAACAAGTGCAACAAACTCTGCTTCAGCATCTGCGGCCAGCGCGGCTTCGGCAGAAGCCACGTTTGACCTGTTTGACGATTCGTATCTTGGGGCAAAATCAAGCAATCCTTCAGTAGACAATGACGGTAATGCTCTTCAAGATGGTGCATTATACTTCGACACAACCAACAACGTGATGAAGGTCTATGACCTCGGCAGTACGACTTGGTTTCAGCTTACCCCTACTGTATCAAACCAAACTAACATCAACACTGTCGCTGGTATTTCAAGTGAAGTGACTGCTGTGGCTGGTGATGCGGCTGATATTGGGACTTTGGCTACAGACATTAATGGGTCAAACAACATTGGCACAGTAAGTGGTGCAATCACTAACGTAAATCTAGTTGGTGGTTCGATAGCTAATGTAAATACAGTTGCCACTAATATTGCTGACGTAAACAACTTCGCAGACACCTACTTCGTAGGCACGACTGCACCATCTAACCCAACCACAGGTGACCTCTGGTTCGACAGTAACCCTTCCGTCCTAGTGATGAAGGTTTACAACGGAACAGGGTTTATCAACGCTGGTTCTGCTGTGAACGGTACGGCTCAACGGGAAAGCTACATTGTAGGTACATCCTCTGGGTCATACAACGGTTCAACCACAGTCTTCCCTGCCACATACGATAGTGGCTTTGTGGACTTCTACCTGAACGGTGTGAAACTTGCCGCCGCAGACTTCACTGCAACTAACGGTACGTCAATCACACTGGCATCTGCCGCCGCTACAGGCGACACCGTGGACATCCTCTCGTTTGGTACATTCACGCTGGCAAACATTGCGGCTAATGACCTGACCGATGTGTACACCACAGGCGTAGCTGATGGTCAAATCCTTCAGTACAGTGGTTCAAACTCTCGCTTTGAGCCAGTGACGTTTCAGGGTGGGGCTGGTTACTTTGTTGGTGAGAATGGTACGACAGGTAACACAGGCACAGGCTTGGGTGACATCTTCCGTGTCCATGAAGCCGCACTGGATACAGCAACAACAATCCCTAGTAATACCAATGCTTTAGCGGCTGGCCCTCTAACTCTAAATGCCGCCTTAACAGTCAACGGCACAGTAACGGTGGTATAAATGGCAAGTGAAATTATCGTAAATACAATCAAAGCCCCTACTACGGGGGCTAACGCAAACAAGGTGATTATACCTAGTGGGCATGAGCTTCATGCTTCGGGGCATGTAATACAAATTGTGAATACCACTTTTACAACACAGTACGGAATTAATACAGATACGGGCTGGACTGAAATTGGTTCACTTACAATTACTCCAAAATTTGCATCTAGTAAAATTGTAATAACAAGTACAAATCACGTTTATGTGAACACTGGAACTGCTAATAATTGGCATTCAGCACATCAGAGGCTTTTAAGAAACAGTACCGAATTAGCTGGAGATACTGGAAGCGACCCATACGGTGAAGGTATAAATGTATCTAATTCTTCAGACAGATTTATGACATATTCAACATTCCATTATGTTGATGAACCTAACACAACAAGTTCAACAACTTATAAAATGCAATTTAGGCGCAAGAATAATGACACAAGTAGCCTTAATATTAACTCTGTAGCTTATGGTAGACAAGGAATGATGATGATTATGGAGATTGCACAATGACGACATTATACG